TTTGTCTTCAACAGCTGCATAATTGAGTGGAGCAGGAGCAGTGTTGATAAGAGTAATAATGTCTTCTATAGCCATAGCTATTTTAGCTGGATCGTTGATTTGAAATAAATCATCGAGTAGACAAATTGGTTGACCAGCATAGGTGTCCCAAAAGGGAGAGGCGGCAGACTTGGAAAAAACAACACCAGCAGTATCAGCAAGTTCTTGCCAATAGGGTAAGTTTGAATCTCGTTTCATTAAATAAAGGATGATACGCCTAAGAATAGGGATCAAATCACTTTTTCCCATACCAGGGAGGCCATAAAGCCATATAAGGATAGGTTGGGTACGATTTTCAAAGCCGTCCACGTGTTCTAAACACATTTTTTGTTGGACGACAAGTTGTTGTCTGAGAACCTCGATAGGACGAGACATTTTCTCAAAATATTTGGTGGTTGCAATTCTGGTTGCATAGGAATTCCACCAAGTGTAATCGGCGAGTATTGCGGAACAAATATCGCGATTGGTAGCAAGTTTATCTTTTAATAAAGGATCTTCATTACGTGCTAAGATTCTTGCTTTGACATTTTCAAACTCTTCAATGAACTTGAAGTCTTGAGCCAGGGGACAATCGGGGTCGATTTTGAAGGCTATCCAAGTGATTAAATATGTCATATTTCCGAAGATAGTGTCAAAGAGATTGCTAAAGGGCATGATGTTTTTCATTGCATCGAACACTTCTCTAAAGCCTACGACAGTCTTAGCCCATATAAGGGAACAGATGCTAAGAATGGAGGCAATAACAAAGCTAAAGGCTTCGACTTGGAATTCGGATTCACCAGGTTTAGGAGCTTTATCTTTGCAAGTATCGATCACATCGATGACTTGAGTGCATTGGGTCTCAGTTGCTTCAGGCCAATAGAGTCTAACAAGGGAGCGTTGGATAGCTATGGAAATAGAAGTGACACAGAAGCCTATAAGGAAGCCTGCAATAATACTGGCGATGCCTATAAGGACTTTGGTGAGGGTCGTTAAACGACCTTCAACAACAAACGCTTCAGTAAACTTTTTCTTGAACGCGTTGAAGGAATCTTTGATTGTTTGGTACGTATTTGTAATATCATTGACCATTTGCACGGTCTTGTACATTTGGAATTCAGCGTCAGCATCAAAGGACTGAAGGAATTTGATTTGGAGTGGGCTAGAAGCATAGCGCATAAAACGAGGAGCAAGTCTTAGGGCTTTGGTGAAAGATGGGGACATCTTTATGAGCTTGCCGGAGGGTGAGGACACTTCCCCGGTATCGACATAATGTCGATAACATTCGGCAATTTTCTTTCGACCAACTTGGGTCCAACCAACTTTTGAGCAGAA